ATTACCATTATTAACATTTCCATCTATTTTTTCAAATTTATTATGTAAAAAGAAATAATGTTTTTTTGGTCTATAAATTTCATACCCCGGATTTTCCAAGATAAATTGTTCTGACATTTTCAAAGCATCTTGTGCTAATAAATCATCATCATCTAATCGATAAATAAAATCATATTTACACTGTTTGAAACCGAATTCAAGTTTTTTTGAAATGTTTGGAAATCTTTCTTGAACGTTAAATATTCTAACTTGTGGGTGATTAAAAGTATAATGAGTATTTGGACTATCATTGATAATCACCATCTCACTGTTTTCATTGGATTGTAAAAGAAACGAATGAATCGCTTCTTCTAAAATATGATGTCTTTGATATGTTAAAGTTAATACGGAAATCATGATAATAAAAACCCCAGCCTAAACTGGGGTTATGAATTGGTTATTAAGTATTAGAATGGTAACTCCTCATCAACCTCGTCGTTTGCTTGTGGGTCAACAACTTTAGTTTCAGTTTTTGTTTTAGTTCCACCCATAGAAATTTCAGCTTCAGTTGAGTCTCCATAAACATATTTACCAGCGTCAGAGTCCCATCGTGGAGTTTCACCTCTTGCAATTGCTTCAAGGTACTCGGTTGGTTTTTTAGAATAAACATCTTCCCATGTTAGTTCGTCATTTACCCACTCATTCATTTGGTCTTTATCATCAGAAACTGGAGTTGGGTCATCATACATAACAGTTTGAATAACTGTGTAGAATGCTCCTTTTGGGGTTTTTGCTTTGGTAAGTTCCAAAATTAAGTCTCTTCCATTGTCAGCATCTGCGATATCACCTTTTGCTTTGTAGATCGGAATAATTTTGTCGAAAATACCTTCTTGTTTGTAGTTGTGTTTGAATCGCCAAAATTTAACTCCATCCTGTTCATTATTTCGATCAATAACTTTAACAATATAGAACTTACGTGGTTTGTATTGTTTTGCCAATTCTTTATCAGAATCTCTTCCAGTTAACATCAACTCTTCGTAAACCTCACTTAAAGGTGAACGTTCATTGTCATTTTTTCCTGGATCATAGAACTTCTGCCATTTACCATCAACAAGAATTTCGTGGAACCACACTTCTTTAAAAGGAGAAGATCCATCTGTTGTTGGTAAAATTCTGATTTTTCGCTGTGCCTGTTTTTCATTATCCTTAAGGATTGCTGCGAAATATTTTTTCATTCTTTCTTCTTGAGACATTTTTGAAGTGGAAGAAGAACCACTTTGTTTTGAACTTTCGTACTGAGCCAAAACTGCATCTAAAACATTGTTTGTCGCCATGTGTAATTAAAAATTAAAAGTTTATGTGTTAAGTATAAGTGTATAAAAAGTTATAGTCAAATAGTGTCGCCAAAAAATTTTAAGGTCTCAATTTGAGACCTTAAATATTAAAATTGTACTTCTTCAGTATCGTCGTCATAGTCACTAAAAGAAGATTTGATTTGGTCTGGTTGGTATTCTTCCACCTCATCGCTGGTAAGAACATATTCATTTTTTCCAGTTTGTTTCATTTCTTCTTGTTTGTCAACAAAAAAGTCAGAAAGTTTTTGTTTAAATGGTCCTGAATCCAAACTTCTTAATTCAAGTTTTTCTTCTGGAGTTTTAGGTCTAAACTGATCAAATTTAGCTTCAAGATCGTTGATCTTATTAACCAACTGATCCATTTCACCAAGTTTTTGTTCTAGGTTTGAAAGTTGTGAAAATAAATTATTAAAATACTCGTCTTGTTTGTCTCCCATACTTTTTTGACTATCAACTAGATCTGTAATATCAATTTCTTCTTCACCGCCTTCTTCACCTCCTATTTCTTCAACATCATCATCTTTTTCAACGTCAATCTCTGTTGTTCCCGTTGGTGCTGGTGGTGCTCCTGCATCAGGTGCTGGTGGTGCTCCTGCATCAGGTGCTGGTGGTCCTCCAGGTAATGGTTCTTCCAATCCTGCGTCTCCTCCTGGTGGTGGGGGTGGTAATTCACCCTGTTCCATAATGTATTTATTAATAGAGTTATATCTTTTAATCTCTTCTAATATTTTTTTATCAATATTCATTTTATCCATTTAATAATGTTTTTATACCAGATTTGGTTTCTACTTGAATTTTTTTGAATGTTTTCATTGTGTTGTCAACTCTTTCAATCAATCCATCTCTCATTCTTACTGTATAACAATCTCCAGTATCTAGGTCGCAAACTTCTTTAGTTCCATTACCCATATCTTTTTCGGAAACTCTTGTGTTTTTACCAAGATAATTGTCTAATATCATTTTAGTATTGCTCATATGTTTTTTTTATATAAATATATCATAATAAATAAAAATTATTGATTCTTGAATTTAGAAACAAAATATCCTATTACATTTTCAACTTTTTCTTCTAATTTTTTCTTATCGGCTTGAGCCAAATCGTCCCACACCTTATCTTCCAAATTAGATGTCCATAATAGAACGTTTGCCTTTGCCAACTTTTCTTTATAACTATTGTCGTCATATTTGTAACTACCAATTGCAATTACTTTTGCTTTGAATTTAGAAATAAAGAATTCGACAAACTTTTCAAACGAGTCAAATGATGCGTATGGAACATTTTTCTTTTGTCCCTTGTCGGCACAGAAGTACTTTTTATTAAAGTACGTTTGTGAGTCACCCCAAGGGTTTATGTCTAATGTTACACTAGCATAATTATGGTCATAAGATTTAAATGTTATTCCGGACCCAGTTTCTATAGATAAAGTTGCTAATATAAAATCAAATAATTTATCTTTGTTTTGTGAACTTAAAGATTGTTTTTCAACTTGTTCGTTAATAACCTCAATTGCCTTATCGAAAGTAATTTTAGTTTCAACTGGAGTTTTGTTTGTGTATGATTCAAAAACTTTAACCAAATTTTCAGAACAATTTTGATTGGCCGTTGGTTGTATATTTGATGAATTGGCTCTATTAATTATTTCAGATTTTTGAGCCAATATATTATTTTGTTCTTGTATTTTCTTATCTTGTTCTTCAATTCTTTCCTGTATTGATTCTAATATTTTTGTTGTCAAAGATTGGAGTAGGTTATCAATTGCTGGAATACTATAGAAAGGTTGTCTTTGACCTTCAATAGTCGTATCAAAACCATTCTCACTAATTCTATGACTGACATGAGTAATCATATAAGGTCCAGCAAACATAGGTATATTTCTCAAATTAAAATACATTGTTGGTTGTATAAGTGCGTTACCCATCATATCTATAGTACATTTATAACTTCTGTTTTTATAAACGTTATATAGTGAAGCGCTTTGTGATGCTCCAGATCTATTTCGATATAGGTTGGCCATTTGAGTTAACATTTGTTCAGACTCCGCGGTTGGTTTTCCTGGGTCTTGAGCAATATCAAGACTTTTAAATATTTGCTGGTTTTGTGGTCCAAAATCTACGTTAAACCCAACAACTTTATTTGATTTATCCCAGTTAGTTTTTCCTTCTTGATTTTCTAAAAGTGGGTTGTCAGATGCCCTTCTTAAATCAAAAGCATCATCTCTATATCTATAATCAATGTTATCATTCATCGCCAAATGTGTACTTGGTACAAAAGAATAAACGGCCAAATATTTGGCTGTGGTTTCTCGATAATCAACATTTAAAAATGTCCCAAACAAAGTGTTTGCAAATTCTAAAGTTCCTTCAGGTCTTGGTGTTGGGTTTTTGGATGCGTCTTGTACATTATAAAAATTAGCATAAGATGGGAGTATAAATGATGTAAATCTATTATCTCTAAATATTGTTTCAACAATACCTAACATTGTATTTTTATAATCCATATATTCAATCAAGTCCTTTGCTTTGAATATATCCACGTATATTTTTTGACCTATGTCTCTACTAGCCCTATCAACAGTTAATACGTCCTCAAATAAAGTTTTGGTTTTAAAATCCCCTCCTGATATCCATTTATCATTAATTCCCTTTAAAGTCTCCCACAACTCAAGTCTGGTTTGTTCACCTTCAAATTCTGTATATTTTACCCCAGGATTTTCAGTGGTAACATTAATAGGACCTATTTTCGCTTTAACCTTTGTGATTATATCACCAAGAATTAAGTTTATATAAGAATCACTACTAGTTTTATAACTTGTCATTCCAGAGAAAAACTTATCTTGATTCATTGTTGGGTCAGTTATCTTTGCTTGAGCATATATTTTAATTATAGGTGCAAATAATTTAACATTATTTTCATTAAAATTCATATTCATGTCAACAAAGAAATCTGTTATATATGAACCATTGTCGCTATATTTTAATTGTGGTATTTCTGAAAAACCTACATATGTTTCTAAAGATGCCCAAGTTTGTGGATTTGATGATTTTGACACCGCCAAAGTCGTAGTACCTCCGCTTGTTGGTAAACTATTTTGAACATAAGTTTCCCATGTGTATGGATCTACTATATTTTGTGGTGCAAAACTGTAAAACAATTTTCTATCAAAACTTGAAGGGTTACCGTACTTGAAAGTAATCTTATAATTCATAAACTCGTCAATTAGTTTTTGAATGTTTGTTTTTTGATCTTCAGTTATTTTTGTGACTAATGTAGATCCTGATAGATTAGATGGTTTAGGTATTACAAACATCTCTCTCATTAATGCTTGGAAATTTTCATTTCTTTGTTCTATCTGGGTATCTTCTTTTCTAGGTACTGTAATACTTTCAAAATCATAAATTGATTTACTGAAGTTTAAAAAGTGAGTTTCAAAAAGGTCTAGAATTTCCGGAGTGAACGTTGTAAATAACTCATCAATTTTAGAATATTTACTTGAATCTCCGTGTAATGAATAATTTTCTTGCCATTCAGTGTTGTTTAAAATTTGTTTTGTATATTCGTCTGGTTTTGGTTTTGTAATTTTACTAACATCAAAATATCCATATTGTGGTGCTTTCCAAAATAGTCTAACAGAACCATTATGTAATGCGGGATTATTTTGTAAATTAATAGTCTGTGTCCCAGCTTGATTGAAACATTCTTGACTTGCCTGATTAACGTTAGATCCTAATGATGGTAATGCAAATGCGGATTGACCATCGTCGGATAAAACATAACAACTCCAAGGATAAACCGTTAATGATCTATTTGGGTTTAAAATATCAAATCCTTGAGGTTTTACAATTACAGATGAATTACTCAAAACCATTTTGAAATTTGTATTTAAAGCGTTTTGAATGTCTTGATTTGAATACCCTCCGATTGCCTTGTTTGTAACAACAAAATTCTTAATACCAGTATTTGCATTATTTTGAATTGGTGTTGTTATATATAAACCAGAACCTCCAGTTGTTCCGGAAACTTGACTAACAATAATTGTGTTCAATGCCAAGGTTGATCCGGACAGAGCGGTTCCTGGTGTTATAGAGTTAGAAGATGTGGTAACTATTTCT